CCGCCCACAACCGAACACGGACGGAGAACCGTGTCACCAAACCGAGGTTTTCCCCACAGAAAGGAGCTTTTCCACCATGAAACGTGAAGATGTGAAGAACAAGATCCCCGGCATTACCGAGGAACAGCTGAACTGGATCATGCAGGAGAACGGCAACGACGTCAACCGCGAAAAGGCCGCCGCCACTGCCCTGCAGGCCCAGCTGGACAACGCAAACGCCCAGCTCAAGACCGCCCAGGACGGCCTGAAAGCCTTTGAAGGCAAGAAGAAGCCCGAGGAGTACGAGGCCGAGCTGACCAAGCTGCAGGCGGACATGAAGGCCCAGGCGGACGGCTTTGCCTTTGACAGCGCCCTGAACACTGCCATCCTGGGCAAGAAGGGCCGCAGCGTCAAGGCGGTGCGTGCCCTGCTGGATCTGGACGCTCTGAAGGGCTCCAAGGACCGCAGCGCCGACATTGACAAGGCTCTGGACGACGCTGCCAAGGCCAACCCCTGGGCCTTTGGTGAAGACGGTGCCGCCGGCGTGGCCGTGGTCTCTACCGGCGCTGAGCATGGCGCACCGCCCGCCAACGAATCCAATGGTGTGGAAGCCGCCTTTAAGTCCCTGAATCCCGAACTGAACCTGTAAAACGAAAGGAGTTCAACATGGCACATGCAAATCAGGAGCGGTATTCCGCTCTGGTAGACGCAAAGCTGCGGGCCACTCTGGTCACCCGTGACGGTGCGATCTTCAACACCCGCTACGAGGGCAGCCCCAAGGCCGGCAAGGTCAAGATCCCGGTGCGTGACACCGAGGTGGCCGTCAAGGCATACGACAAGGCAAACGGCGTGGATGCCGATGCCGGCACCACCACCTATCTGGATCTGGACATCGACAACGACGAGGCTGTCAATGAGATCATCGACGGCTTTGACGCTGCATCCGTGCCCGACGGCATCACCGCCGAGCGTCTGGACAGCGCCGCCTACTCCATGGCCCTGTCCATCGACAAGAAGTCCATCGAGGCGCTGCAGAGTGCAACCGGTGCTACCATCAGCGCCACCAAGACCGCCTGCACCGCTTCCACCGCCTACAAAGAGGCTCTGGCCGCCAAGCGCACCCTGAGCCGCAACGGCGTGCCCCAGACCGGCCGCTTTATGATCGTCAGCCCTGAGTATCTGGAGATCCTCATGCAGGATGACAAGTTCATCAAGCAGGGTGACCTGTCCCAGCAGCTGGTGCAGACCGGTGCGGTGGGTCAGATCGCCGGCTTTGCGGTGTACGAATCCAACAACATGGACTTCGAGAACACCACCCGTGTCAGCACCAAGAAAACTACCACCGAGTTCATCTGCGGCCACCCCAACTGGTGCCACCGTGTGATGGAGTGGCAGACCCCCGTGCACCTGCAGGATCTGGGCGGCTCCGGCAAGTACATTGGCGCGTCCGCTGTGCAGGGCCGCAAGGTGTACGGCATCAAGGTGTCCAAGCCCAAGACCCTGTACATCAAGCGCATCGAGGCGTAAGGAGGGCCCCGCCCATGAACTACTGCACCTACCCGGAGTATCAGGAGGCGGGCGGCACGGTGAGTGAGCAGGCGTTCGGCGTGCTGTGCAGCAGGGCGTCCCGCCTCATCGACAGCGCTACCTTTGGCAAGGCGGAACCCCATGCCGCCGTGTGCGAGAGCTGCCGCCAGATGCTGGCAGACGCCTGCGCCCAGATCGTGGATCTGCTGGCCGCAAAGCTGGCTGTGGGTGCCGCGCCGGGCGCACAGAGCGTCTCCAACGACGGCTATGCTGTGACCTTTGCGGCCAACACAAGCCTGTCCGCTGCCGTGCGTTTTGAAGCCTGGCATGTGCTGGAAGCCGCCCTCGGGTCTGACCCCCACGGCCTGCTGTACAGGGGGATCATGTGAGATGAACACGTCTGTTACCGTGGTGAACCTCATCCACGACCCCAAGGCCGACACTGATACGCCCAAGTGCTGGGTATTCCCGGCCTGCAGCTGGCGGGAAAAGCTGGACACCTCCGGCACCGGCACCAGCAAGGACCCCGAGCGCACCATCCAAATCCGCATCCCGGCCAGCGTTTGCACCCTGGGCTACCTGCCCTATGTGCAGTGGGCAGCCCTGCCCGCCGCCGAAAAGCGCAGGCACTGGACGCTCAAGCGGGGCTGGAAGGTGGTGCAGGGTGCGGTGCAGAGCCTGACCGCCGAGGAATACGCCCGGCTGGAAAAGACGCACACCTGCTGCACGGTGGCGGCTGTCTCGGACAACCGGGAGCCGCTGCTGCCGCACTGGCATATGGAAGGGAGATGACGGCATGAGCAAGCCCGTTTTTGAGCAGCCCTACGGTCTGAAGTTCCGCGCAGACGGCGTAAACATGGAGCTCAGCTGGCGTACAGACTTCGGTGCAGAAAAAACTGCCGCCCTGCAAAAGGCGCAGTATGCAGTTGCGCAGAAGGCCGCCTCCCTAATCGACCCGTATGTGCCGTTTGACACCGGCGTGCTGAAAAACAGTGTGAATCTGGCCAGCAAGTTTGACGAAGGTTTGCTGGTCTACAACACGCCCTATGCCCGCAAGCAGTACTATCTGCATTCGCAGGGGGAATGCCTGCACGGCGATACCGGCCTGCGGGGCTCCTATTGGGGGCAGCGGGCGTTTGCGGACTACGGCGAAGCTATCGCTTATATGGCTGCACAGGCCGTCACCACATTCTGGGGAGGTTGACCATGTCCGAAGCAAAACCCACCATCGCCGCCCTGCGGACATGGCTCAAGACCTGCCCGCTGATCGCCGAGGAGCAGGACGCCACCGGCGCGGCCTTCCGCATTGCGGGGCTGGACGAGGAGGCCACCGCCTTTTCCATTGAGGACAGCCCCGGTGATCCCATCGTCACCGAGTACTTTACCGGCTGGGAAATGGCAAAGAACTACCTTTTCCTGTCCCGCCGGGAGTACAGCGAGCTGGACGTGGTCAGCATCCAGAACAGCGGCTTTTTCGAGCAGCTCACCGAGTGGGTCATGCAGCAGGATGCCCGGCACCAGCTGCCGGACCTCTCGGCCTGCGGTAGCGGCAAAACGCCAACCGGCATTGCTGTGACCAACAGCGGCTACATCGTCACCAACAGCGCGGGCAGCTGTAAAATGCAGCTGCAGATGCGCCTGACCTACTACATGCCTAAATGAAAGGAGTTTTGATATGACCGTATCCGAAGCCATTTCCAAGTCCGGCATCACGCCCAGTGCGTCCTATACCGGCATTGAAGCGGCAAACGATTTCGTGCTGGCGTTCCAGACTGACAAGTCCAAGCAGTCCAAGGTGTCTGACTGGATCGTCTGCGCCGACCACGTCAAGGAGCATTCCGGCTCCCTGAACGCCACCACTGAGGACACCCAGTATATCCGCACCGGCAACGTGACCGACAAGACCGGCACCCAGCGCACCCTCGCCGTCAACGGCGACCGCTGCGTGGGCGACGCTTTCCAGGACTTTGCCCTGAGCCACAAGATCAAGTACGGCACTGGCGGTGATGTGATCGTGCCCTACATCTATTTCAGCCTGCGCACCGGCAAGGGCGAGAAGGGCGAGGCTTCCGTCATCGTCACCAGCGACGTGGGCGGTGCTGCCGGTTCCAAGGCCACCTTTGCCTGCGACGTCAAAGCAACGGGCATCCCGGACGAGTTCGACTACACCACCGCAACCCAGTCCGCTGCGCCCGCAAAGTCCGTCAAGGCGTAAGTTTCCGCCTTTCCCCGCTCCGCACTCGGAACGGGGATTTTTTATGCCCTGAAAGCAATTGCCGGGTCGGTTCCGGCACAGGGCCCAAGAAAGGAGTCCGAAATGGTTATTTGTGGACAGGAATTCAATTTTTCGGTGCTGAACGCCAACGATCTTGACCGCTTCGAGGATGCACAGGAGAAGATGCAGGCTCGGAACGCAGCACAGACCGAGCGTTTCCGGCAGGGCGGTATGCGTCTGGGCGACCATGTGCGTGCGCAGACCCGCATTGCCATGGACTGCATTGACGACATCCTCGGGGCTGGCGCGTCCGCCCGTCTGGGTCTGGACGAAAACAACATGGCACCTGTGTATGACGTGATCGAGGAGCTGGGCAACGCCTTTGAGGCTGAGAAGCAGCGCTATGCAGCCAAGGTTTCCCAGCCCATGAACCGTGCCCAGCGCCGTGCCCAGAAAAAGAAGCACAAGCCGCCCGTGTCCTATCCGACACAGCCCGCTGACATCCCTTATGAGCAGCGGCCCCACATAACCTCGCATAACGCTGAGGAACTGCGCCAGGCGGACCGGGACACCCGCCGCAAGCAGCTTCTGGCCGAGCTGGCGGCGCTGGAAAATGCCTGACCTGCTGCTGGACGAGCTGCCCACCCGGTGGCGCGGGCGCGAGATCATCCCGGACTTCCGGCCCATGGTCTGGCTGGTGAACGCCTATGTTCGCGGCCAGGCGGATGAGGACCCCACCGGCTTTGCAATCGACGCCCTGTGGCGGTTCTACAAAGATCCCCGCTGTTTTCTGAGCGACCCGCAGAAGATCGCCGATGCCTACGGGCATATGATCGAGTTCTATCGGGCAGGAGAAAAGGCTGCAGAGAACGCAGCGGGAGACAGCGGCAGCGCTTCCGCCGGGCCGGCCTTTGACTACCAGCTCGATGCTCCCTACATCGTGGCAGCATTCCAACAGGCCTACGGCATCGACCTGACCCGGGAGAAGATCCACTGGTGGCGCTTCCGGGCGCTTTTCGCGGCCCTGCCGGAAGATACCCTCATGGCAAAGATCATGGGGTGGCGCACCATGGACCTCTCGGACTACGAGGGCGCCATACGGGACCACTACGCCGACCTGCAGGAGCGTTTTGCCCTGCCGCCGGAGCTGAGAGGGGGTGCAGGCCGTGTCCTGTCGGTCGAAGAGCATGACGCCGCATTCCTCGCACGCTTCAAGCACTGACCGTGCCCCGGTGCCCTGTCCGCACTGCGGCAGGCCGCTGCCTGTGTGGGCGGAGCCTGCCGCAGCAGCCCACGGTCTGTGGGTCAAGTGTAAGAACCCCGCTTGCAGGCGGGAGGTAGAGATCAAACTTTAAGCCTGTGCCCCTGTGCCCGCGCTCCGATGGAGGTGGACACATAAGTGGCAGATTTCAGTATCACCGGTGAGGTCAGGCTCAACAGCGACCCGGCTGAAAAGAGCACCAGCAAGTGGACGGTCGCCGCCGGGCAGATGATCGCTGACTTTGCAAAAAAGGCGGCTTCTGAGCTTGAAAAGGTAGTCAAAAGCGGCGTGGACTACAACGCCACCATGGAAAGCTACCTGACCAACTTCAAGGTCATGCTGGGCAACGAAGAGCAGGCTGCTTCCAAGCTGGCAGAGATCCGCAAAATGGCGGCTTCCACACCATTCACGCTGGATGACCTGACCAGCGGCACCCAGACCCTGCTGCAGTTCGGCATTGCGGCGGATGACACCACCGGCGTGCTGAAAATGCTGGGCGATATCTCCCTTGGCAATGCCGACAAGCTGCAGACCCTCGTCCGGGCTTACGGCAAAATGTCCAGTGCGCAGAAGGTCACGCTGGAAAACGTCAACATGATGATCGACGCAGGCTTTAACCCGCTGAATCAGATCTGCGACGCTACCGGCGAGAGCATGTCCGCCCTGTACAAACGCATCTCGGACGGCAAGGTCGGCTTTAACGAACTGGAGGCCGCCGTGGAAGCCGCCACCAGTCAGGGCGGGCAGTTCTATAACGGCATGCTGGAGGCCAGCCAGACCTTCAACGGGCGGATGTCCACCCTGAAGGACAACCTGGCCGCTCTGACCGGTGAGCTGACCAGCGGGCTGTTTGCCGCCCTGGGAGACCTTGTCGTCAAGCTCAACGAGACGGCGGTGTCGTTCCTCGACAACGACGAGAAAATAGCCCGGCTGAAGGACACCATCGGCATCGCAACGGCAGTCATCGTTGCCGCCGGCACGGCGTTCCTGACCTACAAGGGCTATGTGGCCGCTGCTACAGCTGCTGAAGCGATCCATACAGCGACAACGACCGCCATGACCGCTGCCCACAAAGCGGCCGAAGCTGGTGCGACCGGCCTGAAATTGGCGCAGGCTGCGCTGAATGCGGTGATCTCCGCAAACCCGGTAGGATTGTTCGTGGCTGCTCTGGCCGCTCTGGCGGCAGGCCTTGTCACAGCCTACCAGACCAGCGAGACATTCCGCACCGCAGTGAATTCGGCATTTTCCGCAGTGCAGAAGATCGCCCAGAGTGCCATCGGCACGGTGGTGGACTGGATCAATGAACTGGTCGCCAAGATCAAGGGTGCAGCCGCCGCGCTGGCCAACCTGAAAAGCGGCGTTGGTGCGGCAAAAGACGCTTATGATGCCGCCTACAACGAATCCATAGACGCCTACAACCAGTCCAAGCAGGAAAAGGCCGCTGCCCGCCGCAAGGCTCTCCACGATGAGCGCGTGAGGCAGGCGCAGGAGGAAGCCGCTGCGGCCAGGGCTGCTGCGGCGGCGGTCACCGATTCCGCCGGGAAGGCCGCTGCCGCAGTCGATACCTCCGGCAAAAAGGCCAGAAAGTCCGCCAAAACCGCCACCGCTACGGTGGTACAGTCCATCTCCGACACAAACACCACCGTTGAGAACGGCGTTACCCGCACGGTGGAGACCGTGAACGAGGTTCTGTCCAACGGCAAAAAGCAGCAGAAGCAGGTCATCACCGAGACTTCCCGCCAGATGGTGGGCGGCGTCCTGAAGGACGTCAAAACCATCACGGAAATCGCTGCCGACGGCACAAAAACGGTCAAGCAGACCATGGAGACCGTGAGGGAGACGGCCAAGACCGTCACCTCCACCTTTGACACGCTGGTGAACGGCGTCAAGACCACCACCCAGACCGTCACCGAGACCCTGACCGACGGCACCACCAAGCAGAAACAGGTCATCACCGAGACCTACGATGACGTAGTGGACGGGGCCCTCGTAACCATCGAGCGGGTCAAGACGCTGGCAGCGGACGGCACCGAGCAGGTGGCCGAGCAGATCAAAAAGTCCAGCGCCGACAGCTTCGACGGCCTGTGGAAGGAGCTGCAGGAAAAAGCCAACGAGGGCGTGCTGGGCACCTTCAATGACCTGTACACCGCCGTCAAGAATCAGGACTGGCTGGGCGTCGGCGAGTGGGTAGCCGCTACACTGTACAACGGCCTGACCGCCAACCAGAAGCAGCAGATCGAGAGCTTTGCCCTCGGCCTAGTGGAGAAGCTGAACGGCGCTCTGGGCGACGTGCAGAGCAAAGTAGCCGAGGCCGCATGGAACCTGGGCAGCCAGATCTGCAAGGGTGTGACCAGCGGCTTCTCGGAGATCTTAGGGCAGGCCAAGACCCTGGGCGGCACCCTGACCCAGATCTTCGGCGGCCTGAAGGCACCCCTGAGCAGCGCGGCCCTCGCCATCAGTGAGGGCCTGAAGGGCGGCCTGCTCTCGGCCTTCCCCGCCATCTATGCGGGCATGGGCACCATGATCGGCTCGGTGGGCGCAGCCTTTGAGGGCATGCTGACCGCCATCTCCACCGCCCTGAATGCCACCTTTTTTGGCGTGCCCATGGGCGTCATCGTGGCAGGCGCAGCCGTAGCTCTGGGCGTTGCCATTGCGGCCATTGTGGCCCGTCTGGGCGGGCGCAAGGGCAGCACCTCCACACCTTCCGGCGGCGGCAGCCCGGGCGGTGGCGGCAGCTCAGGCGGCATCAGCGGAGACATTGACATCTCCACCGGCACCGGCAGCCTGGAGGACGCCATCAACGCCAACACCAAGGCCCTGACCAAGACCAACGCCGCCCTGGCCGACATGATCCGGCAGGCGGGCAGCCTGGTGCTCAGCGACACCATGCGCACCGGCAGTACCGTGGCGGCCTCCGGCACGGCGCAGATCGCCGCTGCCGCCAACAACTACCACCGTGAGGGCGACATCAACGTCACCCAGTACATCCAGAGCAAGGCCCAGAGCGCCGCCGACCTTGCCCGAGAGACCCGCTGGGAGGCCGACAAGGCCCGCCGCCAGCGCCGATGAAAGGAGGACACCGTGCTTTTTAAGGATCACCTGAAGATCGTTACCGACGCCGGGGCCGTCCTGCATCTGGGCTGGGACTACAACGCCCCCTACTGGCTCGACCCGCTCAACGGCGTGGACGTGGACTTAAAGACGGCCCAGGGCGTCAAGCAGGTGGGCGACACCGTTGAGGACCAGATGGTCTCCGGGGTGTCCCGCACCCTGAGCGTCGCATTCTGGGGCGGCCTGGCCGACGCCAATCTTTTTCTGCGCAGCCTGCCCTATTTTACCAAGGGCACCCTGTATTTCGGTGACCGGTACTTCACCCGCTTTGTGCTGCAGAAAACGCCGTATTTTTCCAGTTACACTCCGAAGCCCCGCTGCGAGCTCATGCTCTACAGTCCCAAGCCCTACTGGTACAACCTCACCGCCCAGAGCAGCATTCTGGGCGGCTTCCGGCCCGCTTTCAGCTTCCCGGTGTGCTACGACAGCCACCAGTACGGCATCAAGCAGGACGGCGAGGCCGCTGTGCTGCGCAATACCGGAAGCCTGCCGGTGCCCTTCACAGCCACGCTGCAGTGCAGTATGCAGGTGCGGCACCCCAGGGTGGTAGACCTCAAGACCGGGGCGGTCATCGGCTTTGACCTGACGCTGGAGCCCGGCGACAAACTGGAGATCTACCGCAGCACCTCCGACCGGCTGGCCTGCACGCTGACCCACGAGGGCGTCACCACCAACTGCTTCGCACAGCTGGACGAGGACAGCACCCTCACCGAGCTGCGGCCCGGCGACAACGTACTGAGTATGCAGGCCGACGAGGGGGCCAGCTACCTGCAGGCCGCCGTCAGCTTTTACCCGATGGAGGCGGGCATCCTGCCCGAACCACTATGAGACTGGACGTTTTGGATGCCGAGACCCTCGCCCGTGTGGGCTGGGTGGACGTGTGGGTGTCCCTTTATTGGGACAGCCCCTATTACTCCGAGGGCGGCTTCACCCTTGAGGTGCGCCCCACCGACGAGAACCTGCAGCTTTTGCAGGGGGGGCGCTGGCTGGTGCGCAGCGACGAGGAGCCCCGCATCCCCATGCGCATCTGCAGCCGGGCCAACCAGAACCAGGATGCAAACCTTGTGGTGTCCGGTTACCCGGCCACCTGGATCCTGACCAAGCGGGTCAGCGCCGCCACCATCAAGGAGCAGAACGCCGAGCAGGCCATGCGCAGCCTGGTGGCCGCCATGCGGCCCTGGCCGCGCCTGGATCTGGGCACCGCCTACGGCTTTGACACCATCTTCAGCAAGCAGACCTCCGGCGGCAGCGTCTTTGACTACTGCCAGACCATCGGGCAGGCCTGTGACCTGGGGTTCCGCATCGTGCTGGACGGCAAGGGCAGCGAGAAAAAGCTGCTGTTCGAGTGCTTCCGGCCCACCTTCGACCCCAACCACCGGTTCAGCCCCAAGTGGGGCAACCTGCTCAACGCCGGGTGGAGCTTTGCCGATACCGACTACGCCAATGTGGCCCTCGTGCAGGGGGCCGGAGAGGGCGCAGCCCGAGCCACCGCCTGGGTGGGCCAGGTGGACAGCACCGGAGACGCCCGGCGAGAAATGTACATCGACGCCCGGGACCTCCAGCCGGACAGCGAAAAGGGCGAGACCACCACCAGCCCCAGCTACCTGCAAAAGCTGGCAGACAGGGGCGGCGAAAAGCTGCTGGCCCAGCTGCGGACCGGCAGCATCGAGTTTGACGTGGACGACGACACCCTGCAGGTGGGCGATGTGCTGCAAGCCAATCTGCCGCAGCTGAGCTACACCGCCATGGTGCGGGTGGCCGACATCATCACCGAGAGCCAGGCAAGCGGCACCACCCGGACCATCCGGCTGGGCACCCCTGCCTGGACCAAGACCTAAGGAGGACCTATGGCAGATATCATCACTTACCCGGAAAACGGCATTGAGTATGACTCCGACGACGCCTCGGGCTACCTTGCCACCCGCACCAGCGGCGTGTACAGCGCAGACGAGGACTTTGCTGTCACGCCTGGCGGCGGCCTGACCGTGACCGTGAGCGCAGGCCACGCCTGGGTGCGCCCCGACCGCTGGAAGGGCCGCAGCATCCAGATGACCAAGCCCGAGCAGCTGGTGCTCACCGACGCCGACCCCACCCGCACCCGCATTGACCGCATTGTGCTGCGCTACGACGCCGCCAACCGCCGCACCCGCCTGCTGTTGCTGGAGGGCACCCCGGATTCCGACAATCCCACGGCCCCCGACATCTCCCGCACGGCACTGCTGTACGACCTGTGCCTGGCCGAGATCCGGCGCACCGCGGGCAGCACCGCCATCACCTCCGCAGACATCACCGACACCCGCCTGGACGAGGACGTCTGCGGCCTCATGCGGGACGGCGTCACCGGCATCCCCACGGCAGAGCTGGTGGCCCACTACAACGCCATCCTCACCGCCATGCAGCAGAGCGGCAACACCCTGCTGCGGCAGTTGGCGGAGAGCATCAAAGCGGTGGATTCCGGCAGCTTCTACACCAAAGAGCAGGCAGACGCCAAGTTCGGCACGCCTTACAGCCTGCCGCCCGCTACGGCAGACCAGCTGGGCGGCGTGAAAGTGGGCGAAGCGCTGGACATCGCCCCGGACGGCACCCTCAGCGCCAAAACGCTCAATGACAAGATCGCTGCCGCCGT